GGCCGTTTGTAGATATAAACAAATAACCAACCGAAATATTTAACCGTTTACATAAATCAAGGGTATAACTAATAGCTTCCGCGTTTAAGCTAGGCTCACCACCAGTAAATGTTATAGATCCTATACTCTCTACACCGTCAAGAAGTGTGTCGATGTATTTATGATCTATGTTTACGTTTTGCGCTCTACCTCGTAAACAATGACTACATTGCATATTACATTTACGAGTAACTTCTATAATTAATTCAGGTAAATCCATAAGCACCTCGCTATTTACTTAATACACCAACTAATTGGAAATCTATAAATGTGGATGAACATACTATACATTGGAACGCAACACCTTCACCTTCTTGGTCAGGTTCGTTAGTAAAGTCGTTAAAATTACCAAACTCTATACATGCGTTTTTACCATCAGTAATTGCAACGCAACCGCAAAAAGGGCATATAAGCGTTCCTGCTTCCTCAATCATATTAGTACCTCTCAGAATAACTACATTAGATATCTATCGGCTTCGCTGAACTACGGCAATGAAACCACAGGGTTAAAATTACCAGCGTTCAAAGTATTAACGAATTGTCGATGGAAAGTGTTCATTTCCATGCAGCCAGACTGGTTCAATGTACGAACATTAACGATACCAGATTTTTCTATGGTAGTGTTAATGAACCGAGTTTCGAACGTAGTGACTTTAACTTTATTAATAATTTCACTACTTACAGACAAAACTTTTGCTTTAATAATCTCTTTACCGTTATTGATTTGCATTAAAGTATTTCTTGTCGCGATCATTTTAATCTCCGTTAAGTATTTAGTCTAGTTTACCAGCACATTCAAGCGAGTGCCTAACGCAATTCCCGAACTCTTCAAACGCTGCATCTATCGGTAGATCACAAGCCATATGTGAGCCGTACACAACCTTAAACTTAGATTTGCTAGTCCTAACCAATTTAACGTTAGAATCTCCATCCGTGAACTCAGTAAGTAGCTTATTCATATTAATACCTCCAAACTCTGTTAGATATCTAATTGCCTATCCCTGCATTCTAGCTAGCAACAATCGCATCGTGGCGAGAAACCGTCGGGGTCTTTGGCGTTGGTTAATTCTCTTATTTCTTGTAACAATTATACCACCTAGAAATTTGCGGTCAACAACTTTCTATTACTTTTTCTTGTTTCGATCTCTTCACTTATGAGAGCTAGCCACTCTTGTAACATCTTTATTCTATGCAGTGTCCATTCTTGACATAATGAAGGGTTTTGTCTAACTGTGGCTAAGTTGACTTCAATACATTCACTGAATTTGTAATTAGTAAACGAATGGAAATAAGCACCGCAGTTAGATTCTGCAATAGTAGTCCAAGGACACACATCACACATATCTGTACCAGTAGAAATCCTCGCTCGATTATCGAAATCACACAATGGACACTCAGAATCACCAACTGAACTGTAACTATGAAGTAATTTGTTACATGCTAACTCTAAATCTAATAACTGGTTGTTACTGTACACACTAAAGTTATCCATAATTTCCACCTTAATTTTTAACGATCTCTGTTAAGTATTCCGCGATAGCCGTAGTTGACGTACCCATTAGATATCTAATACAATAACGACTCAAGCTCAGATATCCACCGAGGTAGTTGCTTTAGTCGCATATTACGCCAACTATTAATAGTCACATCAAAATCTTTTACGTAGCTATCTGGCAGCACGGATCGGTTCCATCGTAATTTTAAATTTCTAGCCTCACTACATTGTAAACGCAAATCATTCTCAGCGACTTTGTTTAAGAATAATTCGCACGTAACATCGAAACACCTATCACTAATAGAAAACTCTTCGTGAAGTCCTAATTCCATAGTGTTCCAAGGGCATGTGGCACAAGTACCAACTTCACATAGAGGACAGTATTGTAGTTCCCCTAAATGCTCTGGATACTTATACTTATTCAGTAAAGTCTGACATGCTATAACGTACTTTTTAATTAGCGGTCTCGGGAAGTTTCTTAACGTTTCCATGACTAACTCCGTTCTTGTTTTGTTAGATATCTAATGGCTGGCTGTCTAATTTAGTAGGTAGTTTTACTTAATCCCTCACTTGCTGATACAGTTTACCACATAGAAATTCTAAATCAACAACTTTTTATTACTAAATATAGTAACGATAACAGCAACTTACAAAGAAAATGCGATAAAAGTAAATTAAGTGCATTTTTTACTTGACAAACGGTTTCAAATGTAGTAGACTAAGGTCACGTTTGCTAAAACGTGAATAGTATAGACTATAGGTGTACCCTATTAAGTACCTTACTAATCTTTCTGGTTCCATTAGATATCTAATGGCTACGCCAAAAGATTAGCTAAGTTCTTGTTGAATTTCTTCTGCAATTGACATTAGCGCAGTATCAATATGAGTATCATTCAGGTATTTATACAATACAGTACAAGTAAACGATTTGCCTTTAAAACCGTCAAACGCTTTATCTGATACGTGCAACAATAACCACATAGCCGCCATTGTTTTGTTGTTGCCTTTCACGTTGGCCTTTAATGTTGTAAAGCTAGTGCCATCTGTTTTCAGCGTTTGAGTTAGATTTGATTTTAACAGATTATAATGCTCTTTTTTAATCTTCATAGTAGTTTTATACATCTTGTTTCTCCTCCTTTTTAGGTTTCCATTAGATATCTAATCAAACATTTACCCGATAGCCTCAAAATTACCTATTAAACTGTAATTAGAGATACTTGATAATTGCTTAGGTGTTAGTGATAACTCAAGGACACTATCAACTAAAACACCAATTTTATCGAATTGACCAGTTCTTAGTAGGCAATTCAATTCGATAATTAGGCTTGTATAATCGGATCCTGATAAAATACGTTTTTGCTTTTTTACTAATTGAAGAACCATTTCAACACCTCGTGATTAGTTTTGCCGTTGCTAGTAGCTAGAATATTGCTTTCCCGCTCTGAATATCAATCCTAAGCTGTTAAAACCGCTTATCTATACCATCATAACCTTTTACAGTTTTAACAGCTTAAAATCAATATTTAGGCGTATACGGTTTCTATGAAGGCAACGGCAACGAAACATAAAAAGATGAATGCCGTTCCTAAAATGTATTGGTTACGTTCTTTTTTATCTGCTTTGGTTAATTTGTAGTGATTGTATTTTTTCATTTTATGATCCTTTACAGGAGGCTACCCCTATTTAAGCGGATAGCCTCATTGATTAATTATTTAGGCGATAAGAATTCCGAAACCTCACTACACGCTTTTGCAATCTTCATTTTACCTTTAATACTGGAATCTTTCAAGAAAACAACTTGCTCGGTTAAATAATCCGCAACATTTGATGCGTCAAGAGTATTCCCAGCTTTTGCCGCAATGATGTCAGTTTTTGCGGTGGCTAATTGTTCGCGTAGTTGTTCTATGATTAAATCCTTATCGGCAAGTGCTTTCTTGGCATTTTCTTGTCCTTCATCCATTGCCTGTTTTGCCGCTTTCTGACCCGCCTTTAAAGTTTTTTCGTGGTGGTCGTTTAATTCCTTCAATTCAGCGGCGTGAGTCTCCTTCAATCCCTTTACTGTGCCAGCTTGCACGTTGTTGCGGCTGTTTTTATCCTTGTTAATCTTTTTAATCTCTTCTGCGGTGCGTAGCGTTTGCCCTTCAAAGTCAAAACAGCGAGCGAAAAACTCTTGAAACCCGTTGAATGCCTTAAATGCCGCTAGGTTTAATTCCTTTTGTTTTTCGACTGTAATAGGATCCGCGTCTTTATTCAAGCCCCAGCCGTTAGCAGTAGCTACGAATTTCTTGTAGATGATACGCCACTCTTCTTTCACTATTTCCTGATTATTAGCGATAAATATTTCAGCGGCAATGCGGTGTTTTTCACCAGTGACAGCATTAATGTCTAGCGTCCTTTCTAGCAAACCAGCCGCATCCAAAGTATATGCAACAACTTTTTCTGCATCGCTGGAATCATCCTTTAATGCTGTAATTGTTACCACTGTGGTAGTCAATTCTGTTGCCATGCCATTAAGTGCTGCAATACGTTCCGAGATTGATAGTGTAGTATTTGCGCTCATGATAGTTTTCGTTTCTACCCTTGCGGGTGATAAGTGGTCATAATTGACCGTTTTGTGTAGCGAGTTAAGTTATACAGTTTGTTGTTTAGCTTGTCAAGTGTCTTTTTAACTTTATTTCATTTTCTTGTGTAATTGATTTTACTAGCGAAACTTCATCATTAATCAATGGCATAACTTCTTGAAATGTTGCACCATTGTCTATCATAGTTTCGATTTTAGTTTCTAACGCTGATAGTTCTTCTTGTTTAGTTGCTGGCATAATGTTCCCCTTGTTTGTGTTTTTATTTTGTTTCATGCCTTGCACCTCCTTTATATAGAATAGGTACAAGGCTTGTCAAGTTTTACTTTATACTTTATCAAAACCACTGGCGAGAAGTGCTAGCATTTCGTTATCATCGTCCGACACTAAAATCTTTATCGTCCCTAGGTCTAACATTTGTGTATAACCGTTGCGCTTGAGTAGTGATACATTTTGATTTGTTACATTATAGTCAGTGCCTAGGATGTTAAGTTTGAATGTTGTCATAATGTGTTCCTTTGTTTGTGGTTTGTTTTGTTTCCCGTCCAGTGAGTAAAGTTATACATGGATTGATTGAGGGTGTCAACATTTTATTTGCGGTAGGGGGTAAATAAGCTGGAACGCTGATAATAAATACCTACGGGCAAAGTATGAGTGGCCGAAAGGGCTTGGTTGTGTGGTTATTATGGTAGCTGTATTGGTTAGTTATCTATTGAAAGGCGAAACCAGTCTCTAATATATTGCATTTACCGTGCCAACTAGGATGTTGAGGGGTGAAAGTGGTATCATAGTTGGGCCTTGCTTTTGAGTTGTATCCTCTTAGAATGGATATATAGACGTTTAAATGGTGGTTTGATTTGTGGGATAGGTGAAAATAGTTGTGTCTTAGTTGTGTCTTAGTTGTGTCTTAGTTGTGTCTTAGTTGTGTCTTAGTTGTGTCTTAGTTGTGTCTTAGTTGTGTCTTAGTTGTGTCTTAGTTGT